TCATCATAGAATTCGCCGGTTACCACGCAAAGTTTGAGCATTCCCTGGTCTCCTGTCTATTTCGATCAGGCGTACGTGAACAGCCAGTCGTTGTCCGAAACGGCCGGGAACATGTACCCAGCATCCGGCCAAGCGGTAACGACCGTGTTTTCGGTGATGTCGACGTCGCCAGTCACGGCGACACCATCGATGTAGTAAGTCACACCGGTTACCGTAGGAATGGTGATGGTGTTTGCAGCGAACGTCGGAGCGGTCGGAGTGGCCTCCGTGATCGTCCCCGTGAACAGTGCGATCACTGCAGCGGGAAGCGGAAGCATGGGATCCACGCCAACAGTTCCATATAGAATTGTCTCGAGCGCCTGAATAGAAGCCGACGTCACCTTGGTCGAATCCACCACGATGAGCGAAGTCGGCTTGTAGGTCACAGTGTCGATCGTTCCGACCTCAACCGGGGTGGTCGTGACCGTCCAGCTGAACTTCAAACCCTCCGGAGAGTCGTTGACGGTCGTGTAAGCCTTCTCCGACGGAGCGGCAAGAGCTCCGTAAACGAGGTGCAGCTTGTAACCGTGCGAAGACCCGTCAAGATCGTTTCCGAGCTTGGTCCGGTAGCTGAAACCGAAGGTCTTCCGGTCCTGCTGACCGACGCGGACGCCAACGGAAGGCTCGAGCGACCCATCGCACTGACCGAACTCGTCAGGGTACGTATAGGCCTCGATCGTGCATCCGAACTCTTCGTTGGAGAGGAGGTTCAGATACTTCATATTGTCTGCGTACTGCGGGTTTGGCTCGGCACCGGACGGACTCTCGGTTACGGTGGTAAGACCGTTCCAAGCGACGCCAGAGGTGTACGCGCCTCCAGCATCCGGTAGATACAAAACTCCGTGGTCAACGCCGGTCTCGTACAGGCGTTCTCCAGTGCCGTCCCAGGTAAGAGCGGTCATGGGTTTAGGTTTCCTTTCAGTAGTAGGTTATGTAGACGTTGTGGTTCAGACCATCTGCCGCAAAATATCTGTTGAAGAGTGTTTTGGGCAGCATCGCGACCTTATCTGGGATGGCGCTATCAGGATCCCGGTCAATGACAGTAACCTGATATCTAATTTCATGTGAATATGGATTGTTATCTGCAAATTTAGTAAGCGCATTATCACGCTGGTAAACGATACAAGGATAGACCATAGAAAGAGAAGGCGGTGGCTGAAAATAAACGTTTCCAGTAAGCGTTTCTAAAAGAGCTTGAAGATCAAGCCGTTGGCCCATTGTAAACACCTCCAAGCCTCAGGAGCAGGCGGGGGCTCTGCACTTCAACTTCTGTGACTTTCCACAGAGCCCCAGCCCACTGTACATACCTGATGGCAAAGAAATGGTTTTGGGCGTACGCATCAGCAACAATAGAAATGGAGTTATTTACGGTAATGTCATCGTTGACTTTCTGACCATCACGAAGTGTCCGAGAATTCCGGACAACATCTCCGTAATACTCATACTCAGTGATGACATCCTCATAAACCCCAGGTTTCGTTTGTACTGACTCTCCGTATCCAACTTTCCCGTTAAACTTTGCCATGACTAGGAGTTAGGTCAGCGCTTGGTGAAAGACCAGTAGGTGTTCGCGTCGTTCGCGAAGTAGTAACCACTGTCCGCAGTGGCAGAAATCGTCAGCGTCTCGCCAGCGGTCAACGCGGTCTGCGCACCAGCGGAAAGCGTTGCGTCGGTAGCCGCGTTCTTGTAGGTGACGTTGGTCATGGTGGGAACCGTAGCGACACCGGTCGACTGAACGAAGGTCGGCGCCGTAGGCGTGGAAAGCATGACGTCAGTAGAAGCAGACGTCTTCTTGATGACAATGGCCGTCTTGGGCCGAACGAGAGCACCAGACAGACGAGTCTCCATCAGGTACTTCATAGCGTTGTAGTCAATATCAAAATCATCGAACAGGTTGACCTCACCACCGCGATCGGTGCCGGTGTTGTAGTCAGCCAAGTTGACGATGATGCCGACGAGTCCGGAAACCTCCTTCATCGGCTCACAGTTCACGACCCGGTCGACGCCAAGAGCCTCAGCAACGTCCGCGTTGGTCTTGTACAGCCTCTGACCTGTGGTGTCCTTTGCCTGCTTGAACTTGTTCAGCTCGGGAACCGTGGTGAAGAAGGTCGGGGTACCAGTCCCCTTGTAGAACTCCAACCCGTCCATGACGGCGTCGATGACCTCGTCATAGGTCGAGTTCGCGTCGTCAACGTTCACGGTGACCGTAGTCACATAAAGCTCGTGATCGTTCAGGATAGAACGGATCCCGGCGCCATCGCTGGCACCCATGGGGTCCTTGACCTTGTCGTCGCTGGAAACGTCGCGGCCATCACCGATCAGAATTGCTCGAGCGACCTCCTCGTCGAGCATGACGCGCATCTCGCCCTTCAAAAAGGCGATGACATCAAAATCAGTGATGTCAAGAGCGTCGTCACGATCCAACTTCTGCTTCTTGTAGACCGTGGTGGGCGTAGTCGTACGCTTGGTCGCGCCAACCCACTCTTCAACCTTGTAGTTGCCCTTGATGTAGCCCTTCGCGCGGGCTTCGTCCTGGGTGATGTCAACGTTCAAGGACTTGACTCGAGAGAACGGGGTGTGACGGGACCCGTTCAGAACCACGTTGACCCACTCGGTCCTCCTCTTGGTGAGTTCAGGAACATCGGTGAGGTTCTTGGCGTCCGGAAAGAGGACGTCAACGTTATCGATGCCGTGCTGAAGCGCAAACTTGCGCGCAGCCTCACGAAGGCTCCCAAGACGACCAGCATCGGCAACGATCCCGACAACATCGTCATGAGTCAGGGTGTAGGGAGAGTTGGTACCCGCAGGACCAGCGGAGTTGCCAGCGCCTTCAAACACATTCTTCGGCACAGTAGTGGTTCCTTCCGTTTCGTTGTCGCCAATGCCGGAGTGAGAAGTGGATTTTCCTCCCGAGCTCGAGGAGGACGTTGCCTGCTCGAGCGCGAGACCGATCATGTAGTGAACGACGGTCTTCTGATCCTCGCTCATGCCGTTGTAGATTTCAGCGACAGTGGCATCTGCCGCAGCATGAGCCAAATCGTCATCTTCCTCGTCGATGTCCGAGTAAGCCATGTCCGAGGTGGCGGGACCGGTGCCATCGTCCCGACGAGAAGTGCTCTCGCTCGTAGAGGTCCTGGAAGCGACGACGTTTCCGTCCTGAGACTCAGTGGTCGTCGAGGTACTCTTGACCGTGTACGTCTTCATGGCGTGCTCAAGCTCGAGCCCGCTTGAGATGATGACCTCGTCCGGAACCTCCTCGATCTCGCCGTCTGCGTGCTGCAAAGCGACGTTCTCGATGTAGGCGCCGGGATTCGCCCCAGCCAAGACCAACGAAACCTCGCGAATGAAGCCATGGAAGACCTGCTTGGCCCTCTCGACAAGCTGATTCGCGAAGATAGACAGAGACTTGATGTCCCCATGCTGGACCAGAATCTTTGCGTTCTTGCCCTGTGGGGTCTCGTTGAAGTACCCGTACGCGTAAACGCCATCCTTGCGATTCTCGAGAACGGCGTGCCCAAGAACGTTGTCAGCCTTGCTGTGACCGTGCTGCCAAACGAGCGGAACGGTCACCTTGTCCTGATGCTTGAACGCGTCCGGCATGATAGTCCTGCCGTCCGTACACTTCAGTCCGACCTTAGTCGCGTAACCAGAAAAATCAGGCTCCATTTTGACTGTTTCCTCCTCCTGCTGCTGGAGCTAAAGCTGGGTTGGATGCAGACTCTGATGGAGCCGGCATGTTGCTGTTTTTGAGTTTGTCTGCATTTGGATCGCTAGACGGTTTGTATCCAAGGATCTGACGGAACTCGTTCGAACTAAGGATTTCATTACGAGTAAACTTGTCTGCGATTTCAGCGATGGAATCCACAGGAACCAACTTGAACACGTTGACGAAGTAATCGATCGTCTGCCCCTGCGAACGCGCGGTCTTCGTTAGGAAGACACGTCGCATAGCTTCGACAATAGCTTCAACAATAGGTTCGACAGTTCTGTTGTTATAGTTCAGCATGGCCTTGGCGTCGGCGGTACCATTCATGATCTCCTCAGTCAGACCGAGCTGGCTGTAAAGAAGATTCGTCAGATACTCAACCTGCTTGAGAAGATTGTTCTCGACAGGCCTATTTAGCTGAGTAATTTTCTCCGTAGCGTCCGTATAGGCGATGCCGTGCTGGCTCCCCTTGAGCTGGAACTCGATGTCTGCTCGTCTCTTTTCCGCTTGGTCTCGACGAGCCTCAGTCTTGATGACGTAGGGAAGCTGAATAATGAGATCGAGCTTTCCAGAGCTCGATTGCTCGTCAACCGTATCGAGAAGGTTTAGTTTTCTAATAAGACGTCGCAACGTCGAATTCGGTTCATTCATCACCGAATACAATGGATTCGTAACGATTGCCGTAGAGCTCTTGGAAACGATGATGTCTTCACGAATTCCCTTTTTAGGGTCATCGTTGTAAACGCTCACCTTAACGTGTCTGGGATACCAACCAACGATTTTCCCAACACGCATCGTCTTAATGTCAAAACTTCCGGACACAACCGGGTTGACTGTTGTATCCACGGGAACAATCGCTACGACGCCAGCGTCCAGCATCGTGTTGACGGCGTCCATAAAGAAATCTCGAGGCGCTTGATCCACGTTCGCCTCAAGGGTAAAACAATTGTTAAGCCCACTTGGAATATCCTCAAGGTATCTTCCGTTATCATCTAGCCGAATGTGCCTGAATTTTACCGAAGCCACGTCAATACACAAACGCGTGTAGATGGAGGAGATGATTGAACGTTCGTTCGACCATGTCATACGAGTTCTGTCAGGACGACTCCCGTACGACGTTACGCCAGTCTCGACCTGCGGGTACTGAGTCTGCGTTTCCAAGCCAACGAACGCGTTCCAAGCGTGCTTCAACCTATCCCTAAACAACCCCACTGTTCACCTCCTCTCGACGGTTGAAACTAGAAACGGTCGTTCTCATTTTTACGTTAGACTACGCATCCTTTGCTTTGGATCAAGACGATTTCTTTCTGCGTTCAACTCTCGGAACTTAATCGTCGTCCTAATTGCATGCAATTCTGATACCCGCATCGCTCCAGATTTTCCGGCCAAGACAAGCACAGACGCCTTAGCGCCCTGAACCGATTGTGGTCTAAGCTTAAACTGCCGAATGGCCAAATTTCCTCCGGCAATAATCGCCGAAGCTTCCACTGCCCCAACGATCAAAGTTCTTCTATAGGCCCTTCGATGCCCCTTGGCTCTATACGCAGCCTGTTGTTTAGGAGTGAGGGCATTAAAATCAAAATTAGGATTCTTCTTCATCGCTTTGTTGTATTGCTTCCTAAAGGCAGCACCTAATTGATTTTCGCCGACGATTAGTGTTTCCGCATTCAACCGATTTGCCTTACGATTCAGCTCCCTGAGTCGTTCGGTAGAAGATGTCGGCTTACTCTTTCTTACGCCCCACTTCATGCCTTTGACGCCGAAGTGGACGAGGTCGTCTAGAGAAGGCTTCTCGTCAAACATTAGTCCTCCATCTTATTTGCTGTACTGAGGACCAAACAGAATAGTTCTCGTCACCAATTCGCCCTGCTGAATTCGAGCCTTGGACTTCTTCAACTGAGAGATTCTCGTGTTGTGATAACCCTCAAATCTCCCGTTTCGACCCCACGTCCACTTGTCGAGCTTTGCTGCCAATCCAATAACGCCTTTTCCGCTCAAGGCTTGCTCATGACGTCGAAGCGCCACATCAGTCTTTCCAGTAGCGATAAAACGAGACGCACGTGCAACACGACCTGGACCGGAACTATTCCTTCTCACCCCCCACTTCATCCCCTTGACGCCATGGTGGGCAAGTTCGTCAAGATCTGGTTTTGGCTCTCCATAGATGAATTCCATGTGATCCTCCAAGACAAATTGTCAGATCACGGGTTCTCAAGAGCCACGATTCGAGCCTCGAGCTTAGCGATGGCCTCGGCAAGGGTGTCGGTAGCAGCGACATCGCCCGCAGTCCCAGCGGTATAGCCAGTCAACAGCACGTCAGAACCGACGGGGGGAAGAGACAGCGGAGAACCGGTCTCGTCAAAGAGAGCAACCGCGGTCGACATTGTGTTGGGCGCCGGCGTGGTCACGCCAGTGACAACCTTCAACTGCTCCACACGCTGCTGGTTCATTCGAACGCCTCCTTGTTGGCTTTCCAAGCCACGTATGCATCCAACAACGCGGCTACGTTATCGATCTTTTCTTCCATTCTTTTCTTGAGAAGCTTCCGGTTTCCATTCGTATCTTCCATAGTAATCGCGTTACCCATCGCAAAGGCCATGAGCAACTGATCAAATATGAGAAGACGTTCGCCACTAAGCTTCTTCAACTCTCCGAGTGGAACCGACTCTGTCTTAGCTCCCTGAATGACCTTCTCAATTCCAAACGGTCCGTTTTCAGCTTCGTAACGCGTGACAAACTCTTTGGCATTGTACGGGTCGTATCCAAAGGTACGAACGTCGTAACTATTCGCACGAATGAATTCGTCTAGATCATCGTAAACTTCCATCATGTCGAGAATGGTTCCCTCGAGCACATGAAGACTTCCCTCTTCGATGAATTCTTCGTACTTAACTCGCATTGCCCCGGGGAGTTTCATCAACGTCAAAGACGTAATGTATGAACGCGTCTTGACTCCGAAAGCACCATCTCTAAGAGGAAAAAGGAACGTGAACGCGCAGAAATCGTCGCCTTGTGACAGGTCGGCTCCAAGCGAACACGGAAGCTGCCAAAACTCTCGTGGCCTATGAGGAAGCGTCTCGTCATAGGTGAAGAAGTAGGTGAAGCCCTCGAGAGGGATGCCGAAGCGTTTGGCAAGGATGTCGTTGCGAGAAGCAGGAGCTTTCTCTGCCCTCTCAACGTCCAGCTGGTACGTCTCATACGAGACTGTTAGCCCAAGGTTCGGATTACACTTGAGCCACATCGAAGGATCGGCTACCTCCTCGATGTCATCGAGTTTGTAATGCCAAATGGAAACGTGCGGAGCGGAGTAATCCCCCTTGAGGATCTCCATAAGTTCCATTTTGATTGTGTCACCGCTGCCGTTCCGAACGGTTCCCTCGGAGCTGACTGCGATGATGATGTAGTCTTCGTGCTTAGACGCTCCCTGTTCGACAGCACCAACGACATCTTCTCGAAGATCTCCCGACAGCCACTCATCGATCCCGGAAATCTTTGGCCGAAGGCCCTGCAGCTTGTTGATAGCCATTGGTCTAACCTCGAGCAAAGAACCGGTGAGAAAATTCTCCACGCCCTTCTTCGTCGAAGCTAGCTTCACTCGGTTGGCCCTAGAACCAGTAGTGTTCTGAAGAGAACCTTCCGTTAGGAACTTGAAGAGTGGGCCTTTAGCTCGAGTAATCGCCGTACGAATAGGCGACATGACTTCGTCTGCCTGCTTCATCGTTGGCGCTGTCGTAATCTGATGCGTCGTCGACGTATCCACATTAAGAAAGTAGCTTTGGATAGTGCTTACGTACATGGACTTGGCTGAACCTCGAGCAACGATCAAGTACTGTTTTTTGATGAGACGCTTTTTGATCGTTCGCGTTACGTGCCGCCCACCACGACCATCTTTTCTAGGTTCGTAAACACTTCGTTTGATGAAGTAGTACCACCCAAAAAGCTGTTCGGCCCAAAGTTTGAACGATGGCAGCAGGTAGAGATCGCTGCCGTCCGTCAGAGTAAGCTCGTTCTCGCAGTATTTGACGTAACCCTCTACTGCAAGAGGATCATAGTAGATGTTTGGGTTAGCGATGAGTGAGTCAATGCGGTTCATCTCCATGGAGATTTCTCGATTGACCGGTATGTCTCCTCTGAGAACGGCTTCCCTGAATTGTCCGTAGTAAACTGGCGTAGCCGTGTTAGACAGAGCCATCGCTAACCCTCACCTCCTATCCAGAAGCTCGCGACTTAATTTTCTCTTCGATCTGCGACCTAAGAAACTTCCCAGAAGGGGAGTTCGTGAATTGAATCGCTTGGTTGACCGTGTTTCCTGCACTGAGAACGCCATTGGTGAAGTTAAGACCACGCTTGATGGGGCCTGGCTTAGACGTCATTCTGGAATACTGCTGTTCGAGATTCATTCTAGTAACTAGCTCCTGAAGATCCTTCGTAGAGAGCGCATCAGTTCCGCTCTTCTTTGCGATCTTCTTTGACGAGTTGACTCGAGCCGCATCAGACGAAGATGGCAAGCGAGATCTCCGTACGCCCCAATGCATCCCTTTGACGCCGAAGTGCTCGAGGACGTCATCAACGCCGGTCGTTTCGGAATGGGTCGCATCGTTTCCAAACATGATTTCATCGATCCCCATGGCTCCGAAATGCATGGTTATTGCTCGTTCGAATTCATCGTCTAAAGTTTCCGCATGACGAACCGTGGATGTCTTAGGAATATCGTATGCCATAACCGTAAGACCGCCCCACATGTCGCCTGTATGACCGAGGTGCTCTCCGGTTGGTTTGAAACCGAACTTCTCGTAAATATGCCTGGCATCAGGAGCATTACCAGGAACCTCCAATGTGATTTTGGAGAATCCTTCCTTACGAGCATACTTAACTCCCGCGTCAAAGACAGCAGTGGCGTATCCTTTTCCACGCTCCTTCGGCTTTACGCCTATCCAGCCGAAATTTACTTCTTCCTTAGACTTTTTAACAAACGCAACGTCCCCAACGTTTCGTCCATTAACTTTCATGTCCAATAGCATGCTGTTGTTCAGCTTTTCACGATACCTCGAACTCATGGCCCCGATGGAAGCTCCAATCACAGGCATCTTTTGCTGAACAGCAACCACAGTGTCGCCGTTCTTGGCCTTGACCGTGACACTCTTTCTAGGAGCGTTTCTAAGATCTCGATAATTCTTTCGAACACCCCATTTCATCCCTTTGACGCCGAAGTGCTCGAGGACGTCATTCAGTTCAGAGTGGACAAGCATCTTGACTGACGCTGGCGGGTCCGCATTTAATGTCGCGTACAATCCAATGAGTTTGCGTGCAGCTGCACGAATTTGACTAGGACTCGCCTTCACTCCTCCTCGAGCTCCAGCAAGAACTCCAGCGACTGCGTGAATGGCGTTCTTGTTCAACGTTCCATCAGGCTCACGAACCGGGAGTTTGTAATCACCCTTGCTCGTACTCGGCTTCTGAGGGTGAATAAGACAAGCACGAATCCACTGCTCGAGAGTATAGTCAGCTTCTGAAAATTTCGACCATGGGGTCATACTGATCGTTGTTGGCATCTAACCTCCCTCCTACAGTGTGATCAGCGGAACCTGAACTGGACCACTCACAATAGCGCCTGTCGCTCCGAGTGCCTGGCCAGTAGACACGGAGGTGGTGTCTGGACAAACGTGGCACATCACCGGTTTTCCAAAACCCGTGATCGTTGACCAAGCTCCAGAAGACGCGTAATACGCCATTCCAAGAATATCACCTTGATCTTGATAGGTTGTCGTGTCGTCGGCCTCGTAGAACATCGCGTTTGTAACAAAGCCTGCAGCACGAGCTGAGACAAGCCATGCGTTGTTCGAGTTTCCAGGAACAGACTTAGCGACAATCTTTGTGTCCCAATCGCGATACGTCTTGAGGATGGCGATGAGCTCATCACGATACGCTTGGGCACTCTTCGGGTCAACAAATATGACATGCGTCTTCATGTAAGCGTCGAGAAGTTCGCTAAGCTCCATATAAGGCCTGTGCGTTGAATCCACAGGAGCGCCCGTTGCCGGAAGCATGTCATATGTCTGAACTTCGGTCCAAGTCATAGACGAAGCAAGAAGAGTCGTTCCAGAAGTACCCAAAGACGTTCGGTCAAGGCTCGAGTCGTGCAACCCGAACCACACCCCATCAGACGTCCTTGCAAGACTCACCTCGAGAGCACCATAACCACGAAGAGCTGCCTGCGTGTAACCCTGCAAACTCATCTCGGGCCAGTTACGAGAACCGCCTCTATGACCACAGTAGAAAAATGTTTCCGCAAGCATGGCGTCAATCGATGCGTATCCTGGATGCATCATTCCAGCCCAGGAAAGAGAATCCACACCGCCAGCTCCGTCACACACATACCAATAACCCGAGTCTACCGAAGTACCATTCCACAAACTTCCAGAAACGGTAGACGGAGGCGGATCAGTGGTTGCTGGAATAGCTATCTGAAGCGCAGCGCCATTCGCAGAGGTCCCATTTGGAGCTGTGAAAGTAACGTCACCAGATGCTCCAGCAGTGACAACGCCGTTATAAGCTCCCCACGCTCCCGTAGACCCAGCACCAGAACTGTTTCCGAGAAGTCCAAAGTTCTTGGTCCACCCAGTTCCAGAAACCGTATACTGCGATTCGTCAGTCTCAGTCGCGGTCGTTCTTTCCATGCTGAAACCAACGACCATGGTGTTTCCATCGGTCGTAGTGATGCTTGGCGCGATGTTATCAACGGTCCCGCCAGAACCAGCTCGAGTTCCAATCGTTCCAACCGTCCAGTTGGCTACGTCCTGAGCGTTGGAACCATCGATCCAAACCGCGGTTGCGTAACTATTGTTGGCGTATCCAAGATTTGTCTGTGGAATATCGTAGTCAGTATCGCCAGTTTCCCTACGCTTCGCATAAATAGCCCAACAAGTCGTGGTGGACGTTCCCATGGCTTGCCAAGCAACTATTTCGGTAAAACCCGTAGGAGGTCCTGGTGTTTTTGTTGTCGAAAGTCCAGACCCCGACGAAATAAGGATGAACACGAAATCGCCGACGGAAACAGAAGTTCCGGTCTGCGACGCCGACATATCAAACGTTGCTGGGTCTGTAGACGCAACCGTTTGCCAAGACGTCATCATGCCCTTGATGGTGCCCGAAGGCATCGTTGTCATCGAAGCCTCCTAGACCGCGGGCAGTTGATACTCCCGGTTGATGTTCAAGCGAACTTCCAACTCCTCGAGCTGCTTTCTCATCGAATCGACCAAATAACTAGTAGTCGGAGGATCGAAAAGGAGGCGAACTCGTAGATAGATCGAGGACTTCGCCATGTTGAGAAGAACATCACCAGCTGTGAAATCGTCCCACACTGCGGTGTTGTCCGAAATAGAAAATCCCTCTTCTGGACCGACGCCAAGCTGATTCAAAACTCCGAACGCCGTGTTGATGTGCATGATGACGTCAACGTCATACACAGTGTACGAAGCGTCAAGGCCTAGCACTTTCTTGACGTCGTCCAAAATACTATTCGCCATACGGGTCACCTCCTTTTTCTACAACGTGCCACGCCCCTGAAGCCGCACCTACGGCGTGGAGACGAGAGGATGTGCGGTCCTTTACCTCGTCTATCCGGACAAACCGGGTTGTTACTCCTTGAACCCAAACTTCTTCAGCTGGGCTCGAGTCTGTGGACCAACCTCGCCGTCGACCACAACATGGGTCCTTCTCTGGAACTCCTTGACCCAAGCATCGGTCTGTGGTCCGAAGTCGCCATCGATCAGAATGGGCTTTCCACGCCGAACGTCAGAATATCTCGCATAGGCAGGGAACTGCTTCCGCAGGAAACCCTGAAGGTGGCGGACGTCCTCGCCCTTGACACCCTTCCGAAGAATGCGAAGGCTTGAGGTAGGATGCGACGCCGGAGGGTTCGGGTCTGGAAGCCTGTTCCAGGCAAAGCGAATATACCCGACCACATACTTTCCGTCACGATGCATTCGACGGAGTTGGTCGTTTTCGTTCCCCTCGAGGACGTAGAAGGTTCCGTCTCCAACAATCTTCTCGACGGTACCCGTGTGGTCGACGTATCGGTAATTTCCCTTCTTTGCTGCCCAGTCATAGTAGACCTCATCACCAGCACGCATGCCCTTGGTTCCGTAGACCCAGCGCATGCCTTCTCGGCCAGCGATGGCGTCCTCGACGGCCCAAACAGTGTAGGCTCGACCCGGACGCTTGAGAATCTTTGCGCCGCCGGTCCACATGGCCCAGGTGTTGGTCATCTCACACCATGGACCTCGGCCGATCTTCTCAACGTTCCTGTTGTACCAAGTAACGATGAAATTGCTGTTGGAACCCTTGGGCTTCTCTCCGAGACCGAGATTCTGACGGAGCTGACCCAGGACCAGGTTGATCTTGACCGTGTCGGACATGATCAGGCCTCCATCTCAGTGTCGTCGACCTCAGAAAACAACTCTGGGTCCTGAGAAACATCACTGACTGGGGTAACCCCATCGACGACGGGGAACTGGTTCGGCCAAGCAATGGTTGGCTCAGTCATCGGATTCCTTTCACCATAGTTTTGTGTCACCTGGTTTACGTTCCACTGGCCCTCGTCTGAGGAGACGAGCATCTCCATAGTGGATCGCGTTGTGTGTCGCGTGTGTTGTGGTAATGAGAAAGTCTGGGTCAAAAATCGATGGATCTCCATGAGTGATCTCAAGCCTCGAGACCGGGTTCATGTGATGAACCAATAATTCGCCATGAATTTCCCAACCACGTACGCCTAAGTCGCATCCCTCATCTCGAACGATCACAACATCCCGAATACGCTTCCACTCGCTCGAAGCGTAAAACTTTTGGTTGACCCACCGATCAAACCCGAAGGTCGATTCTCCGACAACGCCCTTGAGGGAGAGGTATTCGAAGCGTTCTTCGAAGCTATCGAGTCTACGAAGTTCTCGATAGGTCCTAACCGTCGACATCGAAATCATCCGGACTCTCGAGACCAGAATATGAACGCATGGCGTCCAGTGCTTCTTTGTACATGGTCTCGACTTTCGCTCGGTCCTCGATCTCTTGTCTCTTAGCGG